TTGACAAGTGAAAGAAGTAATTGTGTCAAACGTCGTGTTGGATGCATTTTAGTTAAAAATAAAAGAATTTTATCATTAGGTTACAATGGAACACCTAGTGGAACTGTAAATTGTTACCAAGGAGGATGCAAAAGATGTTATGATCAATGGTTTAATAAAAATGTAGATTCTGCTGGGAAATCATTAGATTTGTGTATGTGTTTACACGCAGAAGAAAATGCAATTTTATTCAATAAAAGAGAAGATTTAGAAAACTCAACTATATATGTTACATTAATACCATGTATAAGTTGTGTAAAAAAAATTGTACAATGCAAAATATCTAGAGTTGTTTATATTGATGACTATAATCCAGATTTAGATATACAAAGTAAACAAATTTTACATCAAAATAATATAGAACTTGTAAAATACATTTAGATTAACAATCTCCTTGTTTCATTTTGCTCGGACGCTTCTTCGTTTTCTTTTTCTCTTGTTCCTTTTCTATCGTTTCGTCATTTACAATTTTAATATTTTTTAATACCCTATACCATTCGGTTTTAACGAAATATTCGTGCCAAGCATCACTTGGATCTGGTTCTCTTACACTAATTCCATTGATTCTTTTAGGACATTCGCTCATACAAGTTTTACTAATAATAATATCTTTTAATTGGCTTCGAATTTTTTCATCAGGAACACTTAAATATAAATCAAATTGTTGGGGATCATTTAGTTTTAGTACACTGTCTTTTGTTAAATTTAACACTTTTATTTTATTTACAATTTTTCTCAAATTTCGTAAATCAATAGGCATAAAACAGCTGTATTTAGGTTTTCTACCTGTTATCTTAAATTCACAAGACAATGATTTAGTATAATTTTTCCACGTTTCATCATCGTCGCTTTTTGGCAATTTCCCAAATGCTTTTAAAGACGAAACACTTAAATCCGGATGCCAACTTGGACTAGCTGCTGCAAATTTACAATAAGCAGATACTTCATACATTGATGTCAATCCTCCCATATAACAAGAATCCATTGTAATTAATTTAATATCACCGAATGGTTTTATAACGTAATTTGTAAACTGTGAAACTCCTAAAAAAGGATCTTGCCACTTTCCTATGACAACTGAACCACCGTGACCATAATACGATAAAGCTTTAATTTCATCTTTATTTTTTTCAGACTGTCGTTTTACAAAATTAACTAAACTAGATATCCATCTCCTTCTAGTTAAATCTTTTTGTTGACTTTTTAATACGATAGTTTGTTTTTCTGATGTTATATGATACACATTTGCTAACTTTTTACTGTAAATTCTTAAAATATACACACTAGTATTGTTATCTAAATTTTTTCTACATTTTTTAAAAATCCTATCGAATTCTTTTTTTTCATCATCGTCTACAACGTGTGCGAATATGAACCAGCTTCTCATATATATTATATACGAATAAAAAAAAAATCACTTTTATTATTTGAACTCATATTCTTCAAAACAAAAAATGAATTATAATTGTTATCGAGTTAATTATAAGATGATTATTGGTATATCTGGTAAAATGGGTTGTGGTAAAGATTATGTTTGTAATAATTTAATAATTCCATTATTAAAAAAACTTGATAAATGCTATTTACAACTAGCATTTGCAGATCAAATTAAGATAAATGCCATGACAAAATCAAATATATCATTTGATGATATATATACGAATAAAACAACACATTCTAGAAAATTATTACAAAGAGAAGGTACAGAACTTGGTAGAAATGTTTATGGAAAGGATATTTGGATAAAATATTTAGACAATTGGATCTCTTTATACAAATATCGTGGCATAGACAATTTTATATGCACAGATGTAAGATTTTTAAATGAAATGGAATATATAAAACAAAAAGGTGGAATAATAATAAGAATAATATCTAAAACAAGAAATTTACAAAGACTCGAATCCGAATCTAACGGTGATAAAAATATTATGAGTATCTTACAAGAACACCCTTCAGAATGCGATTTAGATAATGTACCAGACGATTCATTCGATATAGTTATACAAAATGAAATAGGTCAAAATTTAGACAAATACAAAGACGTAATCTATTCTAAATTACAACAGTAAGTTTTTATATATTATACATTGTATTTAAAAATATATTATATATTCTTATAATTCTTCTTAATTCTTATATTGTGTTTGTTTTTGACAATATTAATATTAATAGATTTTAATGGATGATATTAAAAATTTAATAGGGACAACAATAAATAAATATACTATAACAAGATATATTAATTCAGGATCTTTTGGAAATGTATTTGAAGCTGTTCATAAAATATCAGGGGATAAAGTCGCTTTAAAAATACCAATAAAGACAAGTGAAAGAGATGGTTTACCATCGATATTATCAGAAGCAAGAATATATAAACAAATAGCTAACCCTGAACGTGGTATTGCAAATATGAAAATAATAAAACATAAAGAGCAAAAGATTATAGTTATGGATTTATTAGGATCTAGTTTAGAATCTTTATTACATACGCATAAGAAATTTGGTATGAAAACGATTATTTTACTAGCAATGTCAATGATAGATATTATGAAACATATTCATAGTTATGGGTATATACATAGAGATATTAAACCTGATAATTTTGCAATAGGATACGAATCCTCTTCTAAATTATATTGTATTGATTTTGGATTATCTAAAAAATTTTTAAAGAAAAATGGTAACCATATAGACTTTTCTGATAAAAAACGTTTTTGCGGAACTGCTAGATATGCTAGTATAGCCGCACATACAAATAAAGAACAATCTCGTAAAGACGATTTAGAATCAATTGCTTATATATTAATTTACATGTATAAAGGAAAGTTACCCTGGCAAGGAATAAAACATAAGGAAAAAAAGGAAAGATATAGATTAATAGGTGAAAAAAAACAAGAGGTAACCGTTGAAGAATTATGCGAAGGAATGTCAAAAGAATTCGTCGTATTTTTAAAGTACGTTAGAAACCTTGATTTTGATGAAAAACCTCACTATTCTGCTTTGAAAAAGATGTTTTTAAAATTATATAAATCTAGGAATTACAAAAATGATAAATTAGAATGGGAAAAGTAAATTAAATAATTAAATGTTGTTTTTAAACTAAACACGTTTATAGTTTAAAAATTATACAGGTGTATACAATATACGACCCTGAAAAATGATAGAAGAAATTAAAACGGATAATAATTGTATTGTTAAAGCATTGAAAATAACCCTATAGCAATATTACACGAGGATATCAATAATAAAAAAGTTTATTATTTTAAAGCAGCTGATATAGGAAAAGCTCTTAATTTATCAAACATAGCAGTATCTATTCAAAATTACGATGAAGATGAGAAGGTACTAAGGAAAGCTTATGACCTACGAGGATGTGAACAAAATACTGCTTTTCTAACAAGTCAAGGTGTTTATCGTTTACTTTACAACTCCAAAAAAGAAGTAGAAAAGAAATTTCGTAAATGGGCTGGAAATATTCTTGATGATATTATATTTAATGAATCAGCAGAATTAAAAAAACAACTTAAAGAAAAAGAAGAACAATTACAATTAAAGGAAAATGATTTGCAATCTCAAAAATTATTAGTAAAAAAAAAGGATAAAGAATTAAAACAAATGGCGAAAAAGATTTCATTAGATTGGTTATCGGATAATGTACAAGGCGTATCGAAGATTGGTATTACAGAGGAAATTTTAAAAAGAATAGATGGGCATTTATAAAAACTTTATAGATCAGTATTTAGTCGTAACAGAAAGTGAAGATACAGTTTCTTTATCACAAATCCTAATAGTTTTTAATAAATATCTTAATGATAACAATATTGATGACAAACTAATAAAACAGAATAAATATTTTAAAACTTCATTTAGAGAAGAACTTTTAAAAACAATAGAACAGTTCATGGGATTACAAGCAATAAAACGACCAAATAGCAATAAAAGGAATGGATATTCATTTTTTATAGGTATTAATATTAAATTAAACTCCCAAAAGGAGTTTACGTCTGGAGATTAATATTTTTGACAGTTTTTATTGGTAATTCGTAAAATTTATTTACACTTGATGAGAACCAAAAATGAAAACATTACCAATGAATAAAGTTGGTTGCATATTGTTGTGAGCACCACCACCACCAGTAGGGTCGATTGTTAATGCTACAGGAGCTGCATATAAATTGGGCTCTATAGGAGATGCGTCTACAGTAACAGCTGTATTAGTCCCATCTGCCTTAATTAAACCAAGAGTTCCACCAACAGCATTAGAATCATGTGTATGTGATGGCATTTCTGCAGAAGTTAAAGTATGTGTTTCAGCTCCAACCTTTTGACCTTGACTTCTAGCTGAAAGACCTGTACCTGTACCTACACCACCTAGTACACGTCCTTGTGCATCAGGCAAGTTAAATGTTGTTGTACCGTTTCCAGCTCCAAAAGTAATACCAATTGTAAGAAATAAATCTCCATAAGTAGCACGAGAAACCGCTCTACCATCACATTTTAACCACCCTACGTGATCATCTGAACGCACTGAATGTTTAATATCACCTATTTCAGGTGAATGTATAGTAACCCAATCATCTGCAGCACTCTTATATATTTTTACACTTCCAAAAATCTTACGTATATCTTTTGCGTGTTCTTGTTTTGACATTATATTATATAATATTATATAATATTATATAATATTTTTTATATACGAAAAACAACTTATATAAAATTAAAACTCATTTGGAGTTTAACCCCCCCTTTTTTACTTTTTATGTTCATTATATAAATTTTCTAATACATTTTGTAAATTATTCATATACTCTGTTTTATTACAAACTAGACCATTTGTAAATTTTGATTTTACACGGTTTCTTAAATCTCGCCAATAATCAACATCATCTGATTTTTCAACTAATTGTTTTATTTTATCATAAATTTCTGCTTGATCATATACAATGTATTCGTCCAAATTACTATTTTTAAGAATACTACAAGAAACATTTTGAGGATGGAAATAATATTTTGAATCATAAAATGAAAAAACTGGTACTCCCATATATAAAGCTTCACATG